CTCAGTCAGTGCTGATTGAACACGCAGCTCCAGACTCCGAGCAGCTTCAGCTTCCGCCATTTGCTCCGGTGATAACCCATAGCTGGATAACGAGGGAAGACCCGCCTTGGCGGCCAGGAAATCGCGAGCACTCTGGTGACTTTCCGGCATGGGACCGGACTGACCCCGTGTTACTACGCCGTCGTTAATAAACTCCACCAACTGCAGCACATCGCCACCGACGCCGCAGCCGAAACAGTACCATCCCTGCTTATCCAGCATGACATGGAGCGACCGGTGAGACTGGCTCTTGTGGTTGGGGCAATCGCACTGAAGAAGGCTCGGAGACTCTTGCACGATTCTGCCGCCCAGCATCTCCCTTGCCACGATGCCGATGTCGATCCCGGTGACGAGTCGATAATACTCCTTGACGTTATTTGATTGCTCCGATGCCATTCCGGCTCCGCTTCCACTGGTTTTCATTCTTGCAACTCGACTGAAACAACCGGATCACTTTGGGACACGGCTTGGCCGGGGGTGAGGAGCAGCGAAAGGAATGTCTTTCGTTCATCCTGCCGGCGCTTTCGGGCGCAGTTCTGTATTCCCCAACGGTCTCCAATGACAACGGCCGTTTTTCTGGCTCGCGTCACGCCGGTATACAAAAGGTTGCGGTGATGCATAAACGAGTGGGCCTTATGAACCACAACAATGGCGCACGGGAATTCAGATCCCTGGGCCTTGTGTATCGTGAGCGCGTAGGCCAACTGCAGGTCCTGCATATTCGGTGAACCCGATTCAATATCTATTGACACGCCGTCGAATTCAATGGCCATTGAACCGTCACGGTCTATACGGATTACATTACCCATCGCGCCGTTCATCACGCCGAGGTCGTAATTATTCCGGGTTTGGATCACCTTGTCGTAGAGTAGAAACTTCGGTCTTCGGCCCGGTTTTGGAACCGGTGCTTCAACGTCCCAGAGCTTCCTTTGGATTAATCTCTGAAGTTCTGTGTTGAGCGCTTTGGTCCCGAGTGGTCCCTTGTGTGTTGGAGTCAGTACCTGGACATCTTCTCGAAGGTCGTAGCGCAGCCGTTCATCCAGTACATTCTCGAACAGCTCGAGGAGAAATCGTTGCGCGTCCGCTTGATCCGTGAACTGATCCACCACGTACCACGCCCGTCGACTGGAGTCTTCTGGCTCGCTGGTCTTACGCACCTCACCGCTCAAGACGGCAATGCAGTTTTCCTTGAGCACCCCTGCTTGTCGCACAACCGTGTCCAGCAGAACCATCGGAACGGCCCGTGACTGTGTGAGATCCCGAAGCATATTCCCCGGTCCTACCGGAGGCAGCTGGTTATGGTCTCCCACGAGAACCACCGCTGTGCGCTCAAGATCGATGGTTCGGAACAAGTGCCAGGCCAGCGGAATGTCGATCATCGAGACTTCGTCGATGATGATGACATCGGCATCGATAGGGTCTTCAGGGCCTCGCGCGTATGTTTTGCCGTTGAATCCCAGAAGTCGGTGGATGGTGCTCGCGGAATGTCCGACGACCTGTTCAAGTCGCTTGGCCGCCTTTCCGGTCGGGGCTGCCAGGACCACTCGAAGCTCGTGTTCCTCAAATATGTTTGTGACGGATGAAACGGTGAAGGTCTTGCCGCTGCCGGCACCGCCGGAGATGACGGAAATGGAGTTTTTCAAAACGCTGTAAACGGCATCCCGCTGACCCTGGTTGAGTTGCGGTGCTACTCGTGAAATCAGTGATTGCAGGTCATCCCCATCGTCGAAGTTGGGATTTGCCTGTTTCCCGTTTGCGAGAGTGGCCGCCAGGTCTTCTTCCATTCGGCGAATCTCGGGTTTTGCCACGAGGAACCGTCCGCCCCAGGATGCACAGGAGAGCGAGCTGTCCTCTATGAGTGTGTCCAGCGACTTTTCGATCCGTTCACGGCTGTCGAGGACATCCATGACAAGCAACGTGTTCGCCCGGTCAACCAACTCCTCATACTCGATCCAGCAGTCACCGTCATTAAGGGACTCCTCGACACAATTGAGTAACCCGGCTCGGATGCGTGTGTCGTGCTCCTTGGGCGTTCCCATCTTGCGGGCGATTTTGTCGACCCGTTTGAATCCGAAGCTACGCACCTCCCGAACAATGAGATAAGGATCGGCCTTGAGCATGCCGAGAACGTTGTTGCCGAGCTTCTTGACCAGGCTTGTCACCTGGTGGTGGGTTAAACCGAAAGCAGCCAGCCAGGTGATCGCTTTGTTGACCTCCCTGGTCTTCCGCCACTCGTCACGCAGCTTTTCGACCGCCGCCAGCGGGAGTTTCGCAGCCTCGGCCACGGATTCCGGTTGTTCAAGGAGCGCCTGGTCAAAATCATGTCCGAAGCGCTCGGCGATAAGTCGCGCCTTGACCGGTCCGATGCCTTTGATTTCCGGATGATTGGCCAGGTAGTGGGCGAGTCCGTCCGTATCCAGCTCGAGGTCATATTCCATGGCTTCGACATCGAACTGGCGACCGTACTTGGGATGTGTGACCCAACGACCGCAGAGAACGACCTGCTCGTGCTCACGCACAAACAGTCGGCCCGCGAATTGGATCTCTTCTCCGGAGGATGTTACCAGCCTGCCCGCTGAGAATCGGGGCCCGGCGTAGAAGACGGCATTGACCCGTCCTCGAATTGTCGTTTGAGTTTGTTTCAATAACCGCCTCTCAGCAAACCACAAATTGCGCAGCGACCACGCTCCGATCTTTCGTTGATCACATACCGGAATAACTTGCGGACTGTCGGAAGGGGATTTGATTGGCAGAATTGGCTTTGACTTTGAGGATGCAGGGAAATTATATTGTTCTGAGAGAGGTACGGGCTTGATGTCGGCGGGAAGAGCGTCAAGACCCCGTGGACGATTTGTAGAGAAGATGGTCGGGTGTGTTATATGGAAACCATATGTCACTCCATGCTTAGCGCCTCAGGCATCGTACTAAGTGACAACCAAAAAGCTTATGGCAATTCAGAGCATGGGGTGTTATGCCGCGCTTTGACGGTCCATGGGTATTATGAAGAAACCACATAATCATTGTTATTTGCAAGTATCGCACTCAACTTTGCAGCGAAGGTGTGAGTCGTGACAGCACCGCTGAGCATCATATCTCTACGCATCCGTGGTGACTCTCCTTCCCAAGACGAAATCTTGCGCGAGGTAGGACGTCTGCATTACCAGTACGCTGACATACACGAACCTCTGAAGCAGATGGGTGAGACGATCCAATGCAACGCAACAGTTGGTTCGGTTGACGGATTCCCCGACATCAACCAGCTCCTGCAACTCGCCAATTCAGACACCGTCGTGCCTACCATCTCGTTTGTCGCGATCAACTTGGTGGCGAAGTTGGTTTCCGTGATTACGTTCCCGTATGATCGCCCGGCAATGGTAATGCTCGACCGTCAATCAAACTCACATATCGCGGGTTTAAAGAACGTGGTCAGTACACACGCCTCACCTGTCACAGCCGAACTTAGTCCACGGGACGAAGTTCGCCACTTGCTAGCCGGAATTTCACGCAACAGACGAGGGCTGTTTCTCGCGGGGTCACCTGGTTGGAGCGCACCCTCCAAGCAAATGCGCCTACGGGCAGTTGCGACCAATAAGAACGATGCGTCGCTGGCCGCTACATTGAACGACGCGAATTCGTTCTTCCACGTATTTCACAGCCTGACTGCCGATGACCATTTGACTGGCCTTGTTGCGGGTTTTCTGATTCGAGAGAAGCAGTCACTGCGTAAGATGCTTGAGATGCTTCCATTTGACGCGGACGCCCATGGAAATACGGACACCCTCTCACCGCTGATCCCGGAGCGCGGTTTGATCACATTTGACACTAAGCTATGCGGCTCTGTCGACAATCAAGGCCGGGCGACCATTATCGGAGGTCCGGGCATTGGTTTCGGCGAAACTGTCGGTGAAAGGATGCACAATACGTCGCATTGCGGTGACCGAATTGGCCAGTTCGCGATCATCTACTACTCTGGTCATGGTTCCGCTGAAGGGAATCTGCAGATTGAAAAAAACCTTGCAATTACTCCCGACGAAATCTGCGAGATAAGCCACCGCACTGGCGTACCCTACTTACTCATTTTGGACATGTGTCATTCGAGTCGGTTCGGCCAGCGCTATGTCGACGTGCTGAGCAAGCGTCAATGGCCGGGAATCGTAATGTGCGCGAATGACGATACAACGTCGAAGGGCCTCTCCTTCGAAAGCACACGTATGGGATTCATACGGCGTCCTTTTTGGACGTTCGACATATTGAGCCCGGACTGGTCAAAGGGGCGCGGCATCTACAGCACGGCTTTCACGCTTGCCATTGAGCAATTGCGAGAGCACGAGACCATGAACGATACAAATGCAAACATCACCCTCCAAGACTTCAATGACGCGATGCTTCGCCCGATCTGTGAGGGCTTTGCCTCTCAATTCGATATGCCGCTATTGAGACCCACGGTGTACTGCAACCCATGAAGGATCAGCAAATAACAAAATCGGTGAACCGGAGTTGGCTTGCCTTTCGGTTTTTCAACGTCGCTTCCTTCGATTACAGTTCTTGGTTTGTCAACATCGTTTCGCTTGGTCCGCCAACCCGGTTACCTCAGTCATTATCCTCGCGCTCTCTTCCGTTGAAATCTGAGCAAATAGCCTTCCACAAACCGGCAGGCAACCTGCCGGTCGGAGCAAAAGAAGACCGGGATTTGGAAGTCGACGACGACGGTAATCCGGTCCACGTTAAAACGGGGTCAGGGCGTCTTTAGCGGCAGTGTTGTACTCGTCGCCGCCGTCTTCGAGCACAATGCGTTTGTTGAGATAGACGTTTTCGTTTTCACCCCGCGTGCGCTTGGTTACTTCGAGCTTGATGTTGATCAGTTTCTCAAGGTTGGCCGGAAGATCCGAGATCTTCGCTAGGCTCAGACCGCATGTGTGCAGATCGGTCTTGAGCCACTTGATATTCTCGCGGGAGACCATGACGTTGTTCCGCCACAGCAGCCGTCCCCTGAACCGGGGCGCGATAATGCGCAGGGTCCACTTGAGCATCGGGTTGCCCGAGGTCTTCGCGCGCGTCAGTTCCGCCCGCTCGACGTTCACCTGGTACTTGCCGTCGGGGATCGGCTCGAAATCGCGATCTTCGACTTCCGCTTCGGCGAAATCATCGTCGAACTGCGCGAGATCGATGTCGTCTTGGCCGTGGCCTTGCTCATGGTTTCTGTAGTTGTCGTCTTGCATGATTCTATCCTCCAATCAGGGGTTTATTTCCCGGCGGAAGCAGGCGCCTTGCTCTGCTTGTCCCCGGAGCCGACTTGAGATCGCGAGGCACTCGCCTTGGGCGCGGTCGCCGGCACGTTGAACACTTCAATGAACTTGCTGAAATCGAGATCAATGGTCTCGGGCAGACGTCCGGTACGGTCACCGGCCTCATAGTTGGGGCTCGGTTTCGTTCGCATCACACGGCGGTACGTGGGATTCCCGTCATCGTCCTTAGTTATCTCCAGGTCGCAGAAGAGAATGAGATCGACCATACCGAGCACGATCTTCCGGGCTTTGTCGGGCAGGGTCGGAACAATACGCGTAAGTTTGCCTGTACGGGTCTCAATCTCTTTTTCCACCGAATGCGAAACAAGAAAGAGGCCGTAAGACATAAAGGCCATCTTGGTCAAAACGCGATGGAACTCGTTGTTGATCAGCGCCCAGCCTTTTCCGTAACCGAGATCCGATTCGTGCTCGATCTTGAATTTCTTGCAGATGTACTCGCTGCACATCCGGTAGGCGTTGTCGACCGTGTCGATAATGATGGTCTTGAACGAGTGTTTGCCTTCGGCGATATCTCCGCAGGCGGCAAGCAAATCATCCCAGCTGCTTATCGGTACCTGATAAACATCCAGGGCATTGAGTCCGGGTTCGGTCGCCAGAAACAGCGCGCCGTCGGACTGTGAGCACCAGGTGGATTTGCCGATCTTGCTACGGCCGTAGATGAGTACCGTGAGGTCGGCCAAGTCTTGTTTGGGTTGGGTTTTCTTCGTTGGTAACATATTCGTCTCCTTTTCATTGGTCCTCAGAATGCCGGGGTCTCTTCAATTGATTCCTCGTCCCGCAGCTCTTCATGCGGGGAGACTTGTTGGTACAGGTTCTCAATGATGTTGGGACTGCCGTCAGAACGGCATAGCTGGAAGTAGGCGCAGGACCGGTGGTAGCGGAAACAAAAGCCGGTGTTGCGGTAAAAGACGCCGCGCCTCCGCGCGTCCAGGAAATTCTGAGTCAGTTCCCAGAGATCCTCCTGCAACGACCTGAACTGATCACGGGAGATGTAGAGCATCTCCCGGTGGAACATGCCCTGCTCGGCGTACTTAACCGCAAGCCGATCCTGGAACGTTTCGTCTGATTCAGGGTGTTTCCGTTTGGCCGAACTCTTACCGGTCTTTGACTTGGCGGCGAGACGCCGACGGCGTTCCTCGAACTCCGCTTCCGTCTCGCCGCGGCCCTGCTGGAGCTGGGCTTTGACCAGGATGTTGTAAAGAATGCCCGCGATGCGGAGCCCCAGCGTCCGCTCCACATACCAGGCGTAAAGAATGATCTGGAAATCGGTCCACAGCCGTTCCAGGTAATCGGCGTCGATCTGCGAGGCGGTCTTGTGCTCCAGCAGGAAGACCTCGTCGCCGATTCGGACAATGCCGTCGACTTTCCCGGCCAGGACGAAGCTTCGAGATGAAGCTCCCGTGGCGGGATTGACGATTTTCCCTTTGAAGGTCTTCTCCAGCGCGAAGACCTCGAACTCCTCGCTCTGGTAGCGCGCGGCGTAGCCCTTCATCATAGCCGTGGCCAGGTGCCAATCTCGTTGTTCCCGATCTTCCTGGGCCCGGTTGCGGCACGCGCGGTCGATGAAATCCAGTACCTGTTTTAGGTCCCGATCACCGTGCCAAATCTCCAGGCATTCATGGATCAAGGAACCGAAATTGAGATTGTGATCCCGCTCCAGCGGTACGAGTTCACGCTGGTAACGCCAGTCGCAGGCCTTTCGGCAGTTGCGGAAGAGACTCCACATCGAGTAGGTGGTCAGCATTGGAGTGCTCATCACACGGCCCCTGTGGTTTTCAGCTCAGGAGAAACCGGATGCGCGTCTCCGACCCGTTCGACCTTAAATGCCTCTTCACCGAACTCGCGGGAGAGGAACCCAGTGAAGATCCGGGCGATGGCGCGTCCAACATCAGTCACCGCGTCCACCACGCAGGAACGCTTTTTCGAGTCCAGGCAGAAGGACGCATCAAGCCGAACCAGGGCGCGACCGTGCAGGCTTTCCGTCGCAAGGACAGCGAGGAGCAATGACTCCTCCACGTCTCTGAGCGGAACGTCCGCGGTAAAGTTGTATCTGTAAAGTTCGCGGTTCATTGTCTTGCCTCCGTTCTTTGCGGTCCGTTTGGAGGGCGCGCCCGGGCCGGATGTCTCTGGGTCTTCTCGAACACCTTGCCGACATCCGACCCGGTCAATACCTACCGGAAGCGACCCTGGACCGTCGGACGGTCAGAGGTAGTCCTTCAGCCCGGCGTCCTCGAAGATCGCGCGCAACTTTTTGATGGATTCGTAGATGGTGCCCCGCGGAATCCCTGTGTCGCGGGATATCTCGGTGACTGTGTTGGTTTTGAAGCGCACGCACAGTTCACGCAGCTCGGGCGGGAGCTTCTCTATTGCTTTGCTGACGTCGAAGGAAAGATCGCGCAGATCGGTAGCAGGGCGTGACAGTCTGCCGGTGAGTCGCAGGTAGTCCTCTTGGTCGATGGTTTCTATCCGCTCGACGGAACCGCCTTCTTCGTTTTCTAGGCGGTCGTTCAATGAACAGGAGCAAAGTCGGTAATCCCGCATGCCGGCCTTCTGCGCTTCGATGATGGTGGCGATCTTGTGTTCGACCACACGGGCGATGAATGTGTTGCGCTGGGCACGTTCGGGGTTGAACTTTGGTAAGCGACGGAGCAGGTCGAGCACCATCTCCTGCTCTAAGTCCTGACGGTCGGATTCGGTGAACCCGACGCGTCCAACCAGTTGCCTTGCCTTGTACCTGATGATCCGGACGGCATAGTTGTCTATGCCGTGATAGCGATTTTCGTAACCCATTTGAGCCTCCTCGTGGCCGAGGAGGAGCTCGTATGGGTGCCGATATTTGCCGGGAGGGCCGCGTTACCTGTGCTTTGCGGAGGTGTTGCGAGTTCGCCGGTTCTGGCGACACCCACAACGACCTCCACTTCGTGGCCGGTTAGTTGTCTGGTGACCTTATCTCATGGTCCGGGGACCTACACCCGAACCGTCTCTTCCAGGATCATGCGGAAGGGGAGCCCGTGTTTGATTTCCAGACTCTTCACTTCTCCGTCACCCAGGCGGTCGAGTTGCGCGAAGAACTCAATCACCTGGGATTTCAAGTCGAAGTTCTCGGCTGACATTTCTTGTCTGGGTCCGTTCTCTCCGCCAAACTTGATCTCGCGAACCACCTGCGGGGGCGGATCGAAATTCGGTTCGCCGTCCTTCACGGTCAGGTTCTCGATCCGTCCGAAACTGATCTCCTGCATCAGTCCAAGCAGGCGTCTCCGAGATTCGGAGAGGTCCCGTTTGCTCACAGTTCCCCTGCGGCTGGTCTCAGGACCAAGAGCGTCCCGAGGTCTGCCGCCATGATCTTGTTGCGTCATACTTCACCTCCGTTTTCATGGTTGAAGGGTCACGTAACCCTTTGAACTGAGGTGATGTTAACGCTTACAGAGGTGCTTTTAGAGGACAGGTGAAAAGGGAATGAGACAGGTTTCGCGGAAGTGATTCAGGGATTTGGGCGCAGGAAAGCAATCGCCCGGGAGAAGCTTCAACGGAGGAGACAGGTTGAAAATAAATGAGACAGGTTTCAGGACCTGTCGGGTTGGAAGGGTCGAGCAGCCACCGTGAAGGGGTTGATCCGGTATCCGAATTCGCCTTCACCCTGACCTTTCCAGCGGCAGGTCTGGACAATGTCCTCCCTATCGATGGGCAGGCCGAGTTTTTTCTTTATTGCAGCCTCGATATCGGATTGGAGGCGATTGATGGCTCGGCGAATGGTTGTTTCATCTTCGACGTACTTTTCGGTCCGGGCCTCAATCTCCTTGATAATCTCCTTGATGTCGATGAGACGGTGCTGTTTGAGCGGGACCGCCTGTCGCATGTCATCAAGGAATTGATCCCATAGGATGCGAAAGAGGTCGAACCGGGTACCGGCCTGCGGGGCCACAACCGTCTCTCCCTCTACAACGACCGTATTGGGTCCACACTCGACGACGAATCGACGGCCGGCTTGGTACGGGGCCACCGGCTCAGCAACGATGGGCATGGCCCCCTTGGTGTAGACAGGGACGGAGGCGTTGCGAACAGACTGAGGCGGCCCGCATTCGGCTGCAGCGCACACCCACTCCTTGATGTCAGTGTTCCCGCACACGACATCCGCTAGAGAAGTGCGAACGATCCAGTCCTCGTTGAGGAAACGCTCGTTGACCCCCTTGGGATTTACTACCAGGTAGCAAGTGGTTTGTGTGCGAGCCCAGTCACGAGTAAGGAATTTCTCATCGGAACAGTAATCGGCAATGCATAACATCACTCCTGCGTCGCCGACATCTATCCTGTATACTCCTGTCGATATCTGCTTGATGTTCGATTTGAGCTTGGCAAGTTCAGAAAGGGCGTATGATGTAACACCCTGCTGGTTGACTTTCGTGCGGAGTTCCTTGTGTCTCCGTTTCTTGTGCCTGAAAGGGAATACCGGCCGGTCGCACTCCGGGCAACGAAAATCATGCCCAGCCTCGTCCAGCCCGTCGTCGACGTAGAGCCGCCCGCGACAGTATCGGTTCTTCGGGGGGTAGTCCGAATCTTGCGGGTCGGCGCAAAGCACGCATTCCCGGACGCGCGTCTCCACGAGACCGTCCTTCTCCAGGCAAGTTGCTGCTTTGAGCAGTTTCTGCGACGGCTCCGGGATTACCGACCCGTCCCGTAAGAGCCGAACAGCAAGCTCACGGCTGACGCTTGAACCGCTTTTCCGTCGAGAGGGCCGGGATGCCATAGGTATTCCTCAAGTGATCTTCGAATGACCGACGTTCAAGAGCGTTCAGCCTGTGATCAGAATAACGCACCACGTATTCGCCGTTTGCATCTTCCACCCTCTCGAAGATCAGGCTGATACGTTTCTTCTTGTAATGGACCTTGATGCTTTCGATATTCTCGATGTCCGAGAGAATCCCGCCGACAGCCTTCTCGAAGTGTCCGATGGCGTCGCCGATAGGGTTCGAGTCAAGGTCGGTGATTTTCATTTTTGGCGAGCCTTCCAAGGGAGAGTTCGATACGACAATCTCTACAAGGGGAAGTTCCTCCGCCTTTTTGTCTTTGAGGACTCCCAGAAACCGTTCCAGCTGTTTCGTGTACGTGACTTGGCTCTCGTTCTCGTATTCGCACGGCTTATCGAAGTAACCAGATGCGAGCCGGTTGGCTATCTCAAGGGGGACGCTTACGCTCACAGAGGAGATGTTCACACGTTTTGCGTTATCGGCAAAATCAAGAATGATCCACTCCGGCCTGTATCCATGGACCACGCCGCCACCCAGTAGAATGAGGTCGAGACGCTCTGCACGGCGTACAAACACGAGATGATGTCCATCGTGGATCACGACATTCTTGAACTCGCTGGAACGCCCATCGCCTTTGGCTTTGTCGAAGGCAGCAAGAGTGTCCGCGACGGCCTTGGGGCGAAGAAACTCCTCGAAGGATTGCTTGGGGTGACGCGCTTTCCCATTGAGTTTCATCCGGGCGAAGCCGGTCTTGTGGATTTTGTCAAGGTGGAAAACAAGGCGCAGGTCCGTGGACCGCCGGTTGTATATGGAGAAAAGGAGCGCTGTCTTGTCGAACTCATCGTCCTTGATTAGGCAGATTTCCAGAATGTCCTCGGCCAGTACGCCCCTTGCGAAATCAATGGTGGCCACCTTGGACTTGTACTTGGCGAACTGGTCGACGAGCAGATAGGGCAGAAGGTCGTCGTTGCCGGAGGACCGCAGGGCGTTCTTTCTCTGTCTGACTGAACCGGTTCCATCGACACCGAGGTTCGCACACAGGACGCTGATCTGCCTTCCCGTGCGTCGACCGATCCATTCGTCAATGAATCCGTCTTGACTGGACCGCACGAGGACATGCTCAAGCGCCATCTCCAGGTCGTTCTCCCAGAATTCCCGTGCCGGTGCTCCTGATTCTTCCAGCGTTTTCATGATATCCCGTGTCATTTCCAGCCGTTTCATTCCACTAATTCATCTCCCTTCAGGACGGTACTATTCAGTCGTCCGTGTTCCACCTCGTTTCACTACCATCACCTTCCCCAGGATGCGCAGTTCATCTTCCGGCCCGACAGGAATCGGCTGATGATCTGGATTCTCCGGCCTAAGTTCGATTATCTCGTCACGAATGTAGAGCCGCTTCACTGTTGCCTCGTCGCCAAGCAAAGCCACCACTATATCTCCGCTCTCAGCTACTGGCTGCTGGCGGACCACGATCAAGTCCTGGTCGTTGATACCGGCGTCGACCATACTGTCTCCAACAATTTCCAAGGCGAAACAACGCCCCGACTTTGCGATCCTATCTTCGACGAAGATCTCGCCGATGATGTTCTCCTCGGCGAATATCGGTTGTCCTGCGGCTACCTGACCGACAACAGGCACGGGCAGCAAATTCAAGGTTTCATTCTCCGGTTCGCATATGATAGCAAGTCCCCGCGCTTTGCGCGGTTCCCGCCTCAGGTATCCCTTCCGCACGAGCTGGTTCACCTGGTCATGGGCGCTGGCGTGAGATACCCCGAGGATGTCTGCGAGTTCCTTGATCGTCGGGGGAAAACCGCGCTGGCGCAGGAACCGGCGAATCTCCTTCAACGTTCTGCGCTGTGGGTTGGTTATCTCTTTAAGGGGGCGTCTGCCTCGCGGTTTATGTATCATGCTTATCCTCAAGTTCTTTTACATGGCCTATTGTGTATGGACCGCCTTATCAAGGCGGCGATGGATGAGGGACGCAATTGTGAGAAGGTCGAGGGCATCTTGTTCCGAAATATACCAAGTATGCTCCGGTTCGTGGGCCGTTGGGTTGCGGAACGCACCAAAAAGACCTCTCATCAAATTCCCTAACCCCTTGTGTTCGCTTTTCTCGCTATCCGTCTGCAGAGAATTGAAAGCAAGTAGAGGGTAACCACTTTTCGGAATTCCAAACGCCTCGTCCACGAGTAGTGCACCATCAGAATTCAATCCATTTTTCTGTCGTATTTTCTCGGCAACGCTCTTGGCTGATTCCAGTACAGCGTAGAAGTAATCTTGCCGCAGGAAACGTGCTTGGCAGACGTTCAAGACATCATAATGAACACCTCGTCGCTCCACCTCGGTGAGCGTTTTCGCGGTCTCTCCTTTGCGTAGTTTTCCGTCGTCACCAAGTGAATAGCCGAGGAAAGCAATCACTTGGTTCAAGGCGTCACGGCGCTCTTCAAATCTATCGCTTTGACCTGAAAAACGAACTGGCTCCATTGCTGCTTGAATAAACTGACATACATTTGCTCCGTGTCTATCGTTGTTTTGTTTCGCTGAGAGCGCGTTATAGAGCCGCTTCCATTTGGTCATGGAGGGATCGGGGTCATGGATGCCTAACTGTTCGAGCAAATGCCCAATCTCCGAGCCAGTCAGTCCCTTCTCTGTATCTGCAAGCACCTTACAGATAGCTTCCAACTGGTTACTGTTAATTGAGGGGATTGTTACCAAGCCAACTTCACCCTTCGCTATTCTGCACTTTACAGCAAAACCCAACCGTAACATGCCATAAGCGCATGCCACGGACAATTTACACAAGAGATTATTATAGGGCCTGATACGTGTCAGGGCAATAGAAAAATGTATATAGAACCAGAAATAGCGGTCTCTGAGAATGAGCCGAGAGAAGAGGGTTGCTGGCGGACGGGGGAAGTCGGAGAGAAACAGACCTGGGAATGTGATTGTAGCGATCACCTCGTCCGGTCTTTGACGAGTTTTTCCCACATCTTGCGCTGGCGGTGCCAGTGAGGGACGGCGGCGATGGTGCGGACGTCTCTCTCCTTGATCGAATCTCGACCCGTGGTTGTGCGGGGCAGAAACAGGATTTCCTCCTGGATGTCCGGAGCGAGGTTCAAGAGGCTCATGATTTGTGTGATGCGGGCGCGGGTCACGTAACCCAGGCGGGCAAGGTCGGCATAGTCACTCACTTCGCTGTTTTGGATCAAGCCAGCGAACCGAATAGCGAGCGCCATCAACCGGGAGAGTCGAGGCACATTGCCTGCCTCGACGTTTGGCTTTTCAGAACTTGGCTCTAATACCCGTTTCACTCTGCCTCGGTGCCTGCTCCTGGGTCGAAAGGTCCAGGTAACTTCCAGAGCGCTTGAACCAGGATCAATCTTTGTCGGGGCATCTTGTTTCATTGCGATTCCTTTTCATTGGACGAGTTCTTTTCTGCGCAAAGCGCCTTAATGCCAAGCGACCGGAATGTCACCTTTACGCTTTCGTCTCTGCCGTCGTAGCCAATGCGCTCGATAAGAAGCTTGATGATCCGGGATTGCTCCCGAGAGTTAAGTGACTTCCAGACCGGCGTGAAGGCCGACAAGGACCGCGCTATTTCCTCTTCGTCTACCGCTTCCCTCTGCAGGGTAATTATCTCCTCCTCGATCTCCGTCATACGCTGCTCGGTGCTACGAATCTGATCCTGGAGATCGGCCAGTTGGTCAATCGTGGAACTGTCGATTGAAATACCTACCGGTTCCCCGATGAGCTTCCGCAGTCTTATGTGCAAACGCCTGAGCTGCTTTTTCTGGACTCGTTGTTCACGGTTCAGTTCCGCCAGGCGGGTTTCACTCTTTGCCCGGACCCGCTTAATTGTCTCTGCAATGATCTCCTGGTTGCAGCCGATCCCATGAATGTGTTCCACTATAAAGGACTCGATATCGTGGGCGTTGATAGATTTCGTCGGGCACGCCGACCACCCTCGTTGCTGAGCATTCAAGCAGACATAATAACGGTAGCGTCTGTTCTTCTTTGCGGTGTAAGTGTGCATCATGGCAGTACCGCAGGGGACGCAATACAGTAAACCTCTCAGAATCGCTCCGTGTTTGCTGGGTATGTTTATTCCGCCGCTACGCGCGTTCTGCCTTAGCAGGTCCCGGACTTGCTGCCACCGGTCCTCGCTGATAATCTGTTCGTGTTCTCCGGGATAGACCGAATCCTTGTATCTCACCTTTCCGGTGTAGATTACATTGGTAAGCAAGCGGAAAAGGCTATTCTTGGTGAACGGCTTTCCACCGCGCTCGCTCCCTTTCTTGGTGATCCAGTGTTTCGTACGCCAGTCACGTCGATTGAGTTCCTGCACCGTACTGAGCAGCCTCTGGCGGTCGAGATATAAGTCGAAAACCGCACGAACCTGTTCAGCTTCCTCCTGGTTGACAACGAGTCGGCGTGCCTGTGAATCAATGTCATAACCCAATACAGGCATTCCACCGGTCCATTTGCCCTTCTTTCGCGCTGCCGATATCTTGTCTCGCGTGCGTTCGGAGATGATCTCCCGCTCGAACTGGGCGAAGGAAAGCAGGATGTTGAGTGTGAGGCGGCCCATTGAACTGGTAGTGTTGAACTGCTGGGTGACCGAAACGAAACTCACACCGTGCTTGTCAAAAAGTCCGATGATGCGAGAAAAGTCGAGCAGCGAGCGACTCAAGCGATCAACCTTGTAGACCACCACACAATCAATCTCACCTCTCTCTATGTCCGAGATAAGGCGTTTGAGTGCGGGACGTTCCATGTTGCCGCCGGTGAAGCCACCGTCGTTATAGGCATCGGGTTGGCAGACCCAGCCTTCGTGTTGCTGGCTTCTGATGAATGCCTCGGCCGACTCGCGCTGGGCATCCAAACTGTTGAACTCCTGGTCGAGTCCCTCATCCGTGGATTTGCGGGTGTATATCGCACAGCGGATGGTTCCATTGTGACTCGGGCATATATCTCCTGGTGTAGTGTACGTCCGACTTCCAGAGTTCATTCTCGTTCATCCCTCCTCTCGGTTTCATGGTTTCCATTGCCACGTATCTTGTTTCCGGTGAGACCGAAGAAGAGGAAACCGTTCCATTTGTTCCCGGTCACCTCGCGTGCGATGGCGCTGAGTGATTTGTAGCGGCGATCTTCGTATTCGAACCCCTCGTCAAGAACCTTGACCACGATAGTGTTGTCCCGGAACTCCCGCACAAGAAGCGTGCCCGGTAGAGGCAGACGGGAATCACGGGAGGGACTGACTCTTCCGCTTATCGTCCTACTGCGCATCTCGGCCGACCCGTACTTGTATGGGTCGCGCGGAGTGCGGATTCTCAGGTCAGCGTCGTTGGCTAATTCTTCAGCCCGCCGCCGGGCACGTTCTGAAAGGTCGCCCTCAGCCAGCGCCTGGATGCGCCAAGCGACGCGTTTGCGTAGAAACTCCTTGTGGTAGGAGCGAGTTTCCTCACCGTAAACGTCCAGGTATTTCTCCTGTAGCTCCCCGACAGTCATCCTGCCCAATTCCTGGACTTCCCTGTAAGTCTCTGCATTCAT